GTTTGCCTTGGTTTCTTTGAGGTCACGCTCGTACTGCTTGCGTGCTTCACGCTCAGCTTTAAGAGCTTTGAGGAGGTTCTCTGCTTCCGAGCGAGGCATCATGTCGTCGCCTACTGGAGCGGGTGAGGCATTGACTTCCGTCTCGGGAGTCATGTTCTCTTCAGCCATGTTGTAAGACAGGGATCACCCCTGCAAGAATGCTACAGGGGTAGTATGCCTATCGACTATTTACTGTGATGGTGGGCCGCTACCTGCGGTCCAGGCGTCGAGTTGATCTTGAACCTCCTGCTCGGTGTCTCCGTAAAACCATCCAACTGTGCCTGAGTTGAAATCATTCAGGGTGTTATCGCACGCTAGTGCCACCGCTGTGTTCATGTAAGTCAAATTATTCAGAACACCATCCACGTAAACAAAGATGTACTGGTTACCAACATTGCCACCGCCAGTACAAGGTGCGATCTTTGCGATACTTACCGCACCGCTATATTCTGGAACTTGCCCGCACGGGCTTCTATCGAACGCATCCTGTGAGCCGCAAGAAAGTTCCGAAACACCAGCAGTATACGTCACAAGCCTCCCGAGGCCGTCATAGTAAGGTACGATATTTACTACTTGAGCGCTAGCCGTTCTCGAGTCCAGCCCGCTGTCGTATCCCCATGCTCCAATAAAGTTAGCTACTAGGTCACAATTGCATGTTGCCGCGTTGAACTCGGTACCTACGCCACACGGGTCAGCGCAGTCATAAGCCCTGTTCGCGCATGGACCTCCAACACACTTGCACTTTTTGGTGCAGTCATCCATGTTTGCAGTTGGGCAAACCATGTCAGCGCTCCCACTTCTTCAAGGGGCACAGCGCCTTAGGATCACCACCAACCCAGGTCTTTGCCTCCATGAAACAGCCACATTCACTGCAGCGCTTGGAGCCCTCAATAAAAGCGGGGCATGCCTTGCAGGTGTTGTAGCGCTCGTCACGGATTGCCTCAGACACTTTACCGTGACGCATGGCTCGTCCAGCCGTCTTAACCAAGCCAGCAGCCATCTTCATCGGGGAAGCCTTAACCTTCTCCGCGTGATTGGGGACGTGCTGCGCGTACAAGGCTTCATGGCGCTCTTTAGGCCAAGCAGAGCAAGGGCCTGTCGGATAGACCCCTGATGACTTTAGCTCTTCGCGAATGTCCATCCTTAACCGAAAGCTGGGCTAGGATACCGATCAGGTCTTGAGGCGATAGTCGCTGGAGGTGGTGTTGTAGTACATCGCTCCAGAAGCAACACCACCAGTACCAGCAGCCGCGTCGTCGGCATATTCGCCAATTCCAAGCAGCGTCCGCGTCTCTGCGGCCGTAGGCAGTTGCGCGGGCCTAAATGCCTGGTTGGCGTCATCCCACTGAAGAGTGTCTCCATCCACCAACGGAGCAGGGGTTTGTGCTCCTGGGGTTGAGAACGATATATAAAGGTCTCCGTTTAGGGGAGGCGCAGTGCCACCCGTAAAATCGACGTAATAGCTACTAGCGACAGGCCCTTGAGGCGCACCTGCAAACTGAAACTCAGTCCACGTTGAGCCGTTTTCGGACCACCAGATCGACCCAGACGCTGCTGTTATCTGGGAAGTTCGATCCACGGCGTCCGCATCTATCGCCCCGAAGGAGAACCTGCCCCCGCTGTAGTACCAGAGGCCCGTGCCAGGGAATGACCCAGACCCCAGTTCATAGCGAGCGCCAGCGGGGAGATATTGCGGCTCGTAGTCGCTTGCGTTTTGAATCGCAGAATTTGCAGGCTCCCATTTATTGTTGGCGTCAACCCAGGCTAGGACCTGGCCATCGGTGGGAGCGGTCGTGGAGGTATCTACGTCAGTAAGGTCATCGATCGTGGTAGCACCGCCACCACCGCCTGTGCCGTTGGCAGCCGCCGTGATTCTTCCCTGAGCGTCAACAGTGATGTCGGCGTTTGTGTAGCTGCCAGGAGTGACGGCGGTATTGTCCAGGTCTATCGTGATAGTCCCAGCGTCAGTGATAGGACTTCCAGTAGCCGTCAGACCAGTGCCACCAGCAATTCCAACACTTGTAACACCCCCGCCACCACCACTCACCTCTACCCAGGCAGCACCATAGTAAACGTAATAAGAACCAGTGTCTGACTCGTACCACAGATCACCTTCAGCAAGAGGCTGATTGTTAATACCTATGACAGGAGCCGTATCACTTACTATAGCCCTACCCGAGGCCGATCCAGGAGAGAATGAGATGACGTTGCCGTCACCATCAAGGGAGTAGAGCGTGAGAATGCCAGGGGCGAGGCCAGCGACTAGTTCGCCCTGTACGATAGGATCCGTTCCACCGCTACCAATAGCCGCCTCAATAGCGGCCTGGCTGTCCGTGGAGTTCTTTAGAACAATGCGATCGGGGAAAACTGCCACGGACCAACGGAAGCTAGGTTAGTGTTCCTAGGGATCGTCACACACTGGATTCGCCTCGCACACCCCATACGTGTTACAGATTTCGCAATCCCCGCAATCGGCGTGGCAGTTGCATTCAGGTTCCCTGCATTCATCTGGAACGTCTTCCGTAATCCAAGTATCGTAGAAGTAACAGGTTTTGCCGCTGGCCTCCAGAAAGCCAGTGTACTGGCAGGTCTTGCCTTGCGGGCAACTTTGGCCTGTCGGCCCTCCAGGGTTTGTGTCAGGGTCCACAGGAGCACTGCCATCGACGCACCTGACGAAGCTACCTGTGGGGGCACAGGGGTCAGGGTCATTAGCGCATTCATCCTCGCATTGCGCGTAAAGTTTCTCTCTTAAAGCCGTGATACAAGCCTTGCTGCTAGTTACAGACTGGCAATGCTGGGCTATTGGGATGTACTTATTGGGGCACTGAGGGCACTCGTAGTTGTACTGAGTACAGCATTCCTGGCAATTCTGAGGAGAGTACTCACACTCCCCGAAATCTGGACTGTCTATGTCTTTGTTGCAGATGTGACACTCTTCACTGCACTTTGGAAAACAGTGGCAAGGCAGTGGATTGAAGGGGTCGTCCTGCTCGCCAAGTACGCACTCCCCGTACCCCATGAGTGTGTCCTCGCAGAATTGACACTCGTCACAGATATTGCCGCCGCACTCACCAAAACCATCCATGTCTCTGGTGTAACAGCCTGGGATAACTTCGCCATAAGCCTTATAATACTGGTCGCAGTACACGTCACAGGTGGAAGCGTCCGCTTGTCCGCATGATCCGCAGATACAGCGAATTGACCCATCACTCTGCTGTCTGCAGCAGCGCTCCCCAGGGCAGATAGGATCTTTGTCGCAATTTCCTGGTGTCGGCTGTGTACATTTATCGTTACTCCCAGATTTATCGCCCTTGGTGCAAACCCAGGTTACGCTATCGTCGCCACAGCTGTCGGGTGTCCAGCTGCCACCGTTTTTGGTAAAGATTTTAGTACACTTACCGTTAATACAGGCGAATCCAGATCCGCAGTCGTGACTTCCGTTACATTGGAGGTCACTGGCTCTCCTGAACAGATCGCTGTCAAGGAAGCTTTCGTTAGCAGAAGCAAACCCAGCACGCGCATCTTTAGCAATCCGCTGGGGGTCGCTGGTCCTCCTATCTAACTCCTCAACCTTTCGCCAAAAGTCCCAGCCCACCAGCCACAAGCGACTGGACTAGGATACCGTCAAAGGCCAAATGGTTTTCCAGTTGTACTGTCAATATAGCCAGTGATAGCCGCGCAACGCTTCCAGGTCAGTGTGCCGCTAATATCTACCACAACATATAACGCCGTGTCGTTTTGCGTACTATAAACCAGCACCTGCCCCTCTCTTTGAGGAAGCTGCTGGTCCGTTACAACATTTCCTGTGCTTGGGTCTACGTACTTCCTTTCCCCTGGTGGAGCAGTACTGGCTATATTGACACAATTTATCTTGGCCGTAGTTCTCGTGTTTGTCGGCCCTGCCGCGATTCGTCCGCTATTGATTGCCATCAGGCTATCCTCAAGTATCTGTGACCAGTATTGTCGACAATGTAAAGCTCTACATGGTCCCTGATACCATCGTAATACCCCACCAGCTTATTCGGCGTATCAGTAGTAGCATTGTAGACTCCAGCATTCGGCCTGGTCGTAAGCAATTCGATGGTTACATCGTAGTTGGACGTTATTGGCTGTGCGCCAAGCTGGGAAGGATTGATGGCCATGTCAATACTTGCTGAAGTAAGTGCCGTCGGCGAAGCTAAGCTCTACCCCTGTACCCCTTGGTAGAGACACAAAGCCGATTGTTTTTGTGACGTACTGCTTGTTGTTAAAGGTGACAATGCCAGCACCAGACTCGTCAAGTCTTACCCAGTAACCAGTGACACTGCCATCAAAGTCGCCCTCAATAAGATAGCCCTTGTCACGCCGCTCAACGTCAGCGATTCGCTCGGCAAGGCTGATCTCTTTTAGCTCATCAATAAGTGCCATTAGACTGAGTAGAATCCGAATTGCTTAAGGTCCCAGTAGAAGACAGCTTCGTTACCGCCACTGAGAACAACAGCGCTAGAAGTTTCAGCTACGGAGACGATTTTGCCAGCGTCTGCATTCTGAGCAGTGGTAGCAACAGTAAACACAAGGTCGCCTGCTCCTCCAGTGATAGCTCCCAGGCCAGCCAAAGTGCCGTCAAGGATAGTTACAGAATCGCCATCCTCGAATCCGTGCCCAGGCGCTGCGATTGTTAGCGCATAGTCGGTAGTAGCAGCCCCGCTGTTGGAGATAGTTAGATCGACAAGAAGGTTGCTACCATCTACGACCAAGGCGCTTGCCGTAGCAACCCCAGGAGTTCCGCCGACCTCGGTAATGGTAATGCTGTCACCAGCGACATAGTTGGAACCGCCGCCAGTAAGGTTGACAGCAACGATATCGCCACTAGCGTTTGTGTCAACAGTAGCCGTGGCTCCCGTACCAGACCCGCCACTAATTGTAACAGCCGCCGCTGTCTGGGATGCAGTGAACGCAGTCGTGGTACTAAAATTGCCAACTTCTCTTAGTTCGCCACCAAGAGTAGTGACAGGGATGTTTGTGTAAGTTCCATCTACGCCAGCGGAGGGTGCTGCGGTGACAGCGCCAAGAGTTGTTGCATTTCCACCACTCCACACCAGCGCTACGTGACTAAAGTCGATACTTGTGCCGCCACCATCTTGAGCAAAAATAGTCGCCTTCCTGTTAAGAGGCACGCCGTCATCACTGTACGCCAGGATATCAGCGGGTTCGTATTTGATCACCTGGCGCTTGTAGCCACCCGTGCCGATAGCAGGCTCAAAACCAAGGAACACATAGTCCTCTGTGGTTCCAGGGATATACGAAGTCCCAGTGGCGTCGATCAGCCGCCCTTCCATGTACTTGCCCGAGAAACGAGCAGTCACCTGTTCCCTCAATTCGGTAGAGGAGATCTTAGCGGCAATTGTCATCTGAAGGGCATCTCATTCGGTGTAGGATACCTACACGAAGAGATCTGCCGTCACTACGGTTGCCCCATCTGTAATAAGCGTTCCTCCGTTTTCGATCGGAACTCCGCCAGTACCGTCTGCGGAAAGCAGGCCACCAGCCTGTACGACCATGCCTTGGCAGTAGGCGACCATGGCTTGGAAGTGCTCCACGACTTCAGGATCTGGTGGTGGCGGCTGCACGCCGTTGTCATTAAGGGCCTCAACCGTACTCTTCATCATCACGTCGACCTTAATGACCCAGGCATAGGTTCCATTGTCAACATTGGTCTCGTTGTCGACGACAGGAGGAACGACCACAGGAGGTTCTGGAGCCGTTGGTCCGTTAGGGGCGGTGGTCAACGGGTCAATACTACCCCCATCGGTTACTGTGGAGGCTCCTAGGACGTTCTGAGGGAGCGTTACAGTGCCGTTAGACACACCGCACCAGATGCCGTTGGTTACGAATGCGCTTTCGTCCTTCGTGACACCCCATGAGGTGGCGTCCATGCGTAACGCAAGCACTTTACCCTTCTTGGGGTCGTAGTAGCGGAATGGCATTCCAGGGAACCAGCTCTGAGCTACGTCCTCGCGGAGCCCCTCGCCGATCTGAAGGCCAAAAGCGTCGCCCTTAGTGAAGCGGACCAGGTAGCTCGAGTAATCGTCAACCGCGTCCTGGATCTCCTGTTCGGTATCAAACAAGAGAGGCATCGGAGTTGATTCCTCCATGACATAAGGGCCAGCCTCCGCTGGTGGCAGGGTGTAGCGACCAGTGAACAGAGGCAGCTCGGTGACCTGCTCTACAGTGCTCGTCGTAGCCGAGTTCACGATGTCTGGAGCAATGTCAAGAGTGGCGGTTGAGGTTGAGCGCCTTAGCTCTGACGTAACAACACCGTAATAAGCGTCAAGCGAAGACAGCTTAACGAAGACACCAGAGCCGTTATTGCCGATACTCGTGTAGGTCTTTGTGTACTGTACATTAGCATTGTCCTCCTTGTAATACGTCGTAATTCTTACCTGAGACCGAATCATAACGCCCGTCCTTAGCCGCACGAAGTCCTGGGGGACTCCCCGAGAATCGATCCCAGACCTCCAGTTCTGCGGCTTGGCCATTGACAACATGTTAACGTAAGATTCTTGAACCTGCTTTACAATTTCATTAGCAGGCCCGAAGTAGTTCTTGGTTATCGTTTTCCCCAGCAGTCTCTGGGACATCCCTCTCGGAAGACATGCTCCTCCTGGCTGGCAGGTTGAACCGTACGTTCCAATACAGTAGGCATAGTCATCCGCAAAATACTGGGTATTGGCTTCTACGATAGGACCGTAAGTATAAGATTCGGTGAAGTCCTGCTGGCCAGCTGGTCCCCTGTAGTAAGTCTTGGTTAGTTCGTAGCGCCTGGCGGGCAGGGTCCAGGGACGAGATTCGATGCTGTACCCCTCTTGGCAAGACCCTTGGCCGTTATCGTCTGGTGTTGGCTCTTTGTTGCCACATGGATCGTTTTGTGGGTTTGGTTCAGTCCCAGGGTTTGCACCTCCAGCATTCGTCAAGGTGCCATCGCCTGTCCGAACACGCAAGGAAGCAGGGTAATCAAGCCAGTAATAGGAAGAGGTTTCTTCGGTATCGACCCGCCCTTTTTGGTCATTAGCAATCGACCCCTCGGGTACCGAATAAGTCAGCTTAATTAAGTCAGGAATAGCACCAGCTCCTGCCAGTGGTGCAGCGGAAAGGGCAGTCACGCCAAGGATCGAAGTCCACTGTCCAGCGGCGATACCAGCCTCGGAGTCCCCGTTGAAGAACTTGCCAGAAACAAAGTTGCCGTTATTGTCCTGGTACAGATATTGGCCAGTCGTAGCGAAGGCCGCGCTGATGTTGCTAAGCTGCTGTTGTGCTGGGTCAAGGTGGATAGGAGATAGGCTAAGTGTCGTACTCGAATCATCCATGATCTGAGCCATTGCCAGGCGACAGCCGATCTCAACATTCAGCTCTTCTGCTTCAACGTTGTAGGCAGTGGAGATAACATAGAGTAGCCCGCGAGGATGGCGATAAGTTGCGCCTGCTGGCGTCTGCATTGTCAAGACAACGGGAACACCGCGCTTAAAATCATTGCGGTCGTAGTCCTCTATGTCAGGACCACCAGAATAGGAGCCAAGGACCAACGTCCCAGATGTGGTGATAAAGCCATTCTTATTGGCGGAAGAGTCGGAGGCATTCCAGCTGACCAAGGCACTGGTGTAGTCAACTCCACCAACGGTGAGAGAGTGGACGCGAGCCCGATTTACGATATAAGACATTGATCAAACCTCCGTCAGGCCAAAAGCGACCACGGTGTACTGCGGACCTGCTCGCATGTATGTTGGAGCCGTCGAGAAGACCGCGTTAGTCGTCACGGTTGGGCCAAAGGTGTCGTCTACCACTCCGCATGCGACTGGATAACCCGCAGCACGGTCAGAGTCCCATGCCTGGTACATGGCATCAAAGTTCTCGGCTTCCGTTGTAGGGATCATCGAGTTAATAGCCCACACCCGCTTCTGGGTGAATGCAGGGCCGCCTAGGAGGGTTGTGCCGTTGGCCGACTGACTAAAGGTAGCTACGTCAGAATAGGTCCTCGGCATGTTATTATCACCGAAATTTCTGAATACAAAACTGTAGACTGGAGACCCTGCCTGAGGCGTAAAAGACACTCCTATGCTGGCCATTTCGGGTCACCTAACTGCAGCTAGTTTGCCGAAGCGCAGCCAGCAAGCTTGTGATACTTATTCCAGTCACCGATAGGCTTATGAATGCGACTGCAGACAAGCGTCCTGAAGTCCTCCATAACCTCTAGGAGGTGCAGGAAGACCTCGTCGTGCCACTCTGTGATAACTGACACCACCGCTTCGTCTTCGGTGTCCCTGGAGGCCCTGTAGTAGGCAATGCGGAGGTAGACCAGCAGATCCTGTAGCTCCTGTAGCTCCATGTCTTCGTAGTGCAGGTCCTTAAGGCCTGCGCCACCTGATGAGGCGGCCTGCTCCACGTACAGCTTAGCCGTGTCCTCTGGAGTACCGAAGAGAAACATGCGAATCTTTCAAGTACCCCAGTATGCCTATCAGCGCAGGCGACGACGACGGATCTTCGTCATGGATACCAGCATGTCGCTAGCGGTCTTACCTGGGTTGACAGACTGAACAGTTACGTTGTTGCTAATGTTGTCACCCCCGCTCATGCCAGCGAATGCACTGATAACCCTGCCCATGTTGACGCTGTTGCGAGCCGCAGATTCAGATCCTTTAGTGCTACGGTTTAGATTGACTCCACCATTAGGAATATCAAGCTGCTTTGTTAGGTGGGCAGGAATAACGGTACCAGTGGCAGGCGCTCTCCAGCTACCGAAGGCGGGTGCGTTGATCATGCTCAACTTGCCGCTAGCGGAAAGGAAGGCTTCTTTGCCAAGCTCGTTAACGGTGTAGGTGCTGCCGCCAGACACAGGACCGCCAGTAGCGCGACCGTCTCCACCACCAGCATTGACCTTTGCCGCTTCCGCTGCTGCCTGGCTGTAAGCAGTCGCTAGTTCGTTAACCAGTGAAATCTGAGAGTAGAGTGCCTCCTCTGCCGCTGCCCTGTTTACGCCAATCCAATCATTCTCCAGCTGTTTGGCGTCTGCTACTTCCCTGCTAAGTTGTTTCACGGTTTCCTCAATCGCCCTCACGGACTCCTCCTCTTTCTCGATCCTTTCGTCGATGCCACGAACGATATCTTCGTAGAAGTCCTTCTCTTCCCTGAGCCCTTCGTTTTTCCGCTCCTGATTGGCTTCTGCCCTTTCGTCGAGCGCATCCATGTCCTGTTTGTGTTTCTTATTGAGCTGCTCCAGTCGCTCCCGTCTTGCTATCTGATCAAGGGTGGCCTGGGCCTGGAGGCGTTCCTTCTCAGAAAGCTCGACGTTCTTGGCCTTTACGATAAGTTCATCCTTCCTGATCTTAGCCAGTTTCTTCTCTGCATCCGACTCCTCGTTGATAATACCCTTCTCTTCCTCAAACTTTTGAAGCAGCTTGTCGCGAACCTCGTCGATCTCCCGCTTTTCTTCCTCGTAGCGGTCTATCACCGATTGCTTGGCCTGTTTGTATAACTCCTTCTCAGTCTCTTTGTCGTCTTTCAGCTGGTCTATTCTATCCTGAATCAGCGCCATCTCTTCTTCGTAGCGCTCCTTGACGACGTCCATGATCTTCTGAAGCTCTTTAGCCTCCTCTTCAAACATGCCTTTAGTTTTTTCTGCCAGTTCCTCGTAATTCTGCGCAAGCACCTTGACTTCTTCGCCGTTCTCATCAAGGAATTTGACAGACTTCTGGGCCTCTTCGCCGATGCCCATAAAGGCATCAAAAGCTCGACGATGCATGTCGAGCATTTCCTGGCCAATATTACCCGCACCTTGCATAACCTGCTCCATACCTGGAATCATCGACAAGAGCTGCTGTGGCATCTGGGAGAGCTTAGCGATGAACTCCCAAAGGTAAACGACGGAGCGCAACAAGATTGCGTTCCAATTAACAAAGACCTCGACAACCAGGGCAAGTCCATCCGTTGTGTTCTTGAGGAACTGCATCAATGCTGGAGAGTTGCTTGAGATAGAAGAGAAGAACTGAGCAACTGCCGCCTCAACTCGAAGGAAAAGCTTGCCGACTGAATCGAAGGCCGCCCCAAAGTTGTCCAGCGAAATAGTATTTAAGGTGTCGATCCTGTTCTCAATCTGCTGCAGCGTCAGGCCACCTTCTTGCCCAGCCGCCCTGATCGATTCCTGCATCGAGAACATATTGCCCGTCATGCTTTCGACAGCGTTTTCCGACACCCTAATCAGAGATTCGGCGAACATGTCAGCCGTAACAGCGCCATTCTTCATCGCGTCTTGCAGATTTGTGAACTCGGGGTTCACCCTCTTTAGGTCCTGCTCAATCTGGCTCCTCAACGCACCGTCAAGCTGTGACAGCTGTTTGGTAAGTTCCTCACCCTGGAGCTTACCTTTACCCATGACTTGAGCCAGGGCTTCCATGTATCGACCTGTCTGCTCAGCGTTCAAGCCCAAGCTAACAGTCCTTGCGGACATTGCGACGATGATCTGCTCGGTGTCCTTAAGGCTGCCGCCTGCTGCCAACACGGTGGGAGCAAGTCTCTTCCAGGCTGCGCCGACATCTTCAATCGACGTGCCAAACGTAAGGGCTGTAGCCTTGATGGAGCCCATAACGGCCTGCAGGTCCCGACTCATGACGCCAGCGTTCTGCATGGCCAGAGTCAAGGCTTCAACCTTTTTGGTCCTTTCGGTGAAGTTGTCGAACAGCGTCACCATCGCCTGGAACAGCATCTTAATACTGTCGGTAATCAGCTGCGCTGCCACATTAGCAAGCGTGAATTTAGCAGTAAGACCCTGGACAGCTTGCCCCAGAGTATTCACGATCGCGTTGCCGCCCTGTAGGCTATGGAGCCTGCCACTCATGCTTTTAATGGCGCCACCCATGCGGTTGTAGGCTTCACTGCCCTTCGTCGCTTGACGCTGCAGTGCCTTCAGCTTGTTGATCGACTTCTGGAGCTGCTGAGTATTGGCTTTCAGTCGATCTGTGCCAAGATTTTTCGCAAACTGCTTCCTGCTGTTAGCAGCCTTGCGCTGGGCAAGATCTATCGCGTCTAACTTCTTCCTTTGCTCCTCGAGTGCCTTATTAAGTTCTTCCGCCCTTTTTTTGTATAAATTCGCAGCCTTACTGGCTTTCTCTACCTGCTCTGCGCCCTCAAAGTTAACACTAAGCTGGATCTCTTCTGTCTTGATCTCAGATTCAATTGACTCGTTGAATTTCCTGCCGAAAAGCTTACCAGCTAATGCGCCTGCCTGTTCTGCGGCTCTAATAGCCCTAGTTGCGTCAACGCCAAACTGAATATTAAGTTGATCAGACACAGCGGAATCCAAGCTATAGTTAGGCTCCCAATAAAAAGACCCCTTTCGGGGCCCAGCTATTGCATTTAGTTTTACCGTAAGTATTGCGGTTACGGACTTCAGGAGACGCTGGTGACCACGACGGTCGCAACGCCAGGGGTTCCTCCCACTTCGGTAAGGGTAAGGACGTCGCCGTCTGTATACCCTGTGCCAGCTGCAGTGATGTTGACTGCGGTGACATCGCCAGAGCCGTCTGTATCGACAGTAGCAGTGGCGGAGGAGCCAGTACCACCAGAAACGGTGACGGCGGCTCCTGTTTGCGAAGCGGTGAAGGCTGTAGTGGTCGTAGCGGCCCCTACAGTAGCAACACCCCCAATCAGCTAATTACCAGCGTTCTCGTCGAGCTCAACGACGTAGCTGCCGTAGCCAGTCAGGGAGCACTCCCAGGACACGATGGAGGACACTTCGTTGGACTCGGTGTAGCCCATCAGGGTGCCGTAGCCGTAGACGGTCTCAACGGTGCCAGTGGGGCCCACACGAGCGATCTTCACGCGGAGGCCATCAGCCACGGTGTTCTGCTCGGTGAGGCGCAGGATCTGGTAGCCAGCATCCTTGAAGTCGGCGACACCAGCCAGGGACATGGTCCAGGACTTGGTGGTTGCCACAGCCTGGTTGAAGCCCTTGGTCTCGTCGTCGTAGGTGTAGATGTCCTCGGAACCAGTGTCGGTCTCAAGGGAGGCGCTGGTCAGGCCGTACAGGCGCACGGGCTGCATGGTGCC